TAAAAAATACACCCCTTGATATTATTGATAAAATGCTCGATTTTACGGGGTTTATACTTTTATGATTTATTTTATTAGGCAGGGCGATGAATATGTAAAAATTGGAATTTCCGGGACGCCTGGTGCCCGGTTAAACGAATTACAAACCGGGAAGCGGAGAGCTAAAACCTAATGGCCCAGGCAGCGCATAAAATAGATACAGACGAGGTATTGCGAACGTATATTAGGGATCCTAAGGTCCATGCAAGGGACTGTCTGAGTATCCGGGACCACAACACGGCCAATATCGTACCGCTTGCTTATAACGCAAGCCAGCGGGTACTCCATACGGTTGCCGAGATGCAACGGGCGGATATGGGTATTGTAAGGATATTGTTACTGAAAGCCCGGCGGTTTGGCGGATCGACACAGATACAGGGGCGGTTTTACAGCAAGACCTCCTTGGGGTTCAACCGCAACACCTTCATCGTCGGCCATGAAAAGGAGTCGACTAACACCTTGTTTGAGATGGCGAAGCTGATGCAGGAGCGTAATCCGATAGCGCCAAGTATTATAAAGAACAACGAAAAAGCGATAAAGTTCGACAACAGCAAGGGGACTGGGTTAAAGTCAGAGTACAGGCTAGCCACAGCGGAGAACGTGGACGCTGGCCGGTCCCAGGGCATCCACTATCTGCACTGTTCGGAAGAGGCGTTTTGGCGCGATGGAGGGACGTTGCTGACAGGTTTGCTGCAATGCGTACCTGATCCGCCGGCGGAGACCGAGATATTTAGGGAGTCGACGGCTAACGGGTATGGCAATAGTTTTCAAGAGGCTGTATTTAATGCCTATTCGGAGGGCAAGGATGTTTACTATGCGGCCAAGTTAAGCGAAGTGGGCCCGCACATACCGGACGGTGATGTTATCTATCCGTTTGCGTGGCAGCGTCCGGGGCAGGACTGGATATTAGTGTTTATTCCGTGGTTTATGCACGGGCGATATGTGAGGGTGTTTGATACCGATGATCAGCGGGCGGCGTTCAAGGCTAAGATCCAAGAGGAGGTGTTCGAGCCGATTGAGTTACAGTGGATTGAGTCTGAGGCGTCGAAGCTAAGACGTAAGTACGGGTTATCATTAGAGCAGTTACACTGGCGGGAGTGGGCGACTGAGAACAAGTGTAACGGTTCTGTATCGAAGTTTCGGCAGGAGTATCCGGCGACGGTGGAGGAAGCGTTTTTATCGACCGGAACCAATGTTTATCCCAAGGAACTATGCGATAATATAGAAGAAAACTGTCAGGAGCCTTTAGTAGTAGGCGACTTAATGAGGGCAGCGGGTAAGACCCGGATCAGACGGAATAGGCACGGTAAGTTTCGGTTATGGGAGAAGCCGGACCCCAAGGGTCAGTATTTCATGTGCATCGACTCGGGAGGGGGTAAGAACGAGCGGCAGAAGAAGGAGAAGAAAGATCCTGATCCGACCTGTGTTGATGTTTGGAACCATCGGACGGGTAAGCAGGCGGGGCAATGGCACGGGCATATCGAGTATGATATGATTGGTGATGTAGCTGAAATGATAGGGGATATGTTCGGGAGAAGGATTTGTCCGGCGTGTGTGGAGCTGATGAATCACGGGTACACGGTGGTAGCCGATTTGAAGCGGAAAAAGTATCCTATGTACGAGAGGTTGCCGGGTGAGCCTGGGTGGTCAACGAATGTTAAGACGAAGCCTTTAATGGTGGATGATCTGTATCGGATGGCGAGGGATGGCAATATTCATATCCGGTGCAGGGAGACGGTATCCGAGATGCGGACGTTTATCGAGGAGAACGGGAAATATGGGTCCGCTTCTGGGTGCCATGACGAGCGGGTGGATACTGCGGGGATGGCGTCACAGATGTTTCAGGTATTGCCATCGAGACTGGCGGAGGCTGAGACGAAGGAGTTTTTCGGGTTTAGGAACATAGCGGACCGGTACAAGCCGGAGGATGAGGGGTACAGGGAGTATTATGCCAGAGTTTAAGACATTCACGATTGATCAGATTCGGGAGCAATGGGGAGCGTACAAGGAGGCATACGGGTACAGGGTGCTGAGAGAGGGCAAGTGGAAGTTGTATATGAAGGCGCCCGACCTGACCGGGGGAGTTACGAAGTGCGAGATGGTGAAGATTAGGAACCACATGAGTTTTCCCAAGTATCTAGAGAGGTTTAATGCCTAAAGAACTGACATTTACGCCACAGGCTGAGGAAGCTAATAAGGGATATAAGCAACTGGTCGAATATTGCCTTGAGTTGGCGGGCCAGATTAACGGTAGCGCCTACCGCACGAAAACGATTACATCTATCGAGAAATCTAATGAGGCATACGATCAGATTGAAAAACCGACGACCGACCCTTGGCAGGGTGCCTCAGGGATTGTGTTACCCTTGACGACAATATCTTGCGACAACTTGGAGCCGAGGCTTGTAGCCGGGTTGGTGGGTAAGCAACCGTATGTCAGATTTGAGATGGAAAACGACCAGAAGAAAGACGAACCCCTTGAAATACTTGAATCATTTTTCAATCAGGAGTTACAGGACGTTGTAAATATTGAGGGGTTTGCGGGCGCAGAGGTCAATCAGCTTTTAAGGGAGGGCACGGTTTACACAATTCCCGAATATAGTCTTGAGGAACAGACACGGCGGGACTTTGTTTTCTTCGAAGACGTGATGAAGAAGATTCAGCAGGAGACGGCCCCGCAGGTTCAGGAAGCCCAAGCACAGGCCCAGCAGATGGCCCAGGTTGACCCACAGCAGGCGCAACAGTTTATGGCAGGGGTACAGCAAGAGATTCAAGCAATGGCCCCTCAACAGATCGGTGGGGTGGTTATAGATTCGGAGACGGGGGAACCGCAGTTTGAAGACAGGACGGAGGTTGTGTTTGAAGGCGGCAAGGCTGAAATCATTCCGTTTAATGACATTTTAATACCCGACGACGTGGATGATTGGGAGTCTGCCCCGGTAATCAGGAGAATCAGACCGACCTATGCCGAACTAATAAGGGAATCGAAAAAGAAAAAGGGTTTTATCAAGAAAAATATTGGCCCGTGGTTGTGCGATCAGGAGGGGAGTTTCGAACTGTCAGAGGACGAACAAGCTCCGGCGCAGATGCTTGACAGCATCAAAGTTCACGGGAAAAAGACCATACCTTGTTACGAATGCTACGTGTCTTATATCAAACGGGACGATGATCAGGAAGATGACAAGGAACTAAAGAGTTTTGAGGAACAGAGGGTATTGGTTCAAATAGCGGAAGATTCTCAAATTGTTTTGAGGGTGATACCGCTGGTTGAATTGAACTTCAAGAACGAACACCTGATCAAACGGACCCGGTTATTTCCAAGAAAGGGTAAAAGCTACGGCGTTTCAATCTATTCCAAGATTCGGGCTATTCAAGAGGGGGCATCAAAGACATTCAACACAGCTATCAATGTGGCTGAAGTGACGATGATCCCGTGGTTTTTGTTTACCGAGAACACAGGGTTGGACAAATACAAGGACGGAATTAAACTTCAGGCGGGGAAGGGAATCAAGGTGGATTCGTGCGATCCTGGGAGTTTGTATTTTCCGAACTTTTCAATCAATCCTGATCAGATTTTGAAGTGGATCGACCTATGGGTGAGTTTTTGGGAGAGGCTTATTTCCATCGGGGATCTTCAGGTTGGTCGAAGTGGGACAAAAGAAACTACGGCAACCGAGACAATGGCGGTCATCCAAGAGGGGAATATCAAACATAATTATCAGTCATCTTCTATCCGGGAAGATTTTTTATGTCTAATTCGCACGATTTTTGACCTATATTATCAGCACATGCCCCTAAACAAGACGTTCTTATGGAATGGCAAGCAAGTACCTATTCCCCGGTCGGTTATGCGGCGTAAAGTCAATTTTAGGCTAACAGGATCAACAGATTTGAGCAACAAACTGATCGAACGGAAGGAAAAGGAAACCTTTTACACGCTGACCGCAAACGATATGACGATTAACCCGGTCAAGAAAGCCGAGGAACTTGTTAAGGCATACGGTCATACCGATACGTCGGAATGGGTAAAACCGAACATTAAGACGATTGTTGACATGATTATGCAGGTTCCCGGGGCCGAGCAGTTGGTTATGAAATCAATTCAGGAAGCAAAGCAGATGGCGGCGCAGATGCAAGGCGGGCAACCCGGACAGCAGAGAAGTATTCAACCAGGAGGGCAATAATAATGAAATACGAAAAAAATCAAGACGGATCATATTTGCATAATTGTTATGTTAAACTTCGGAATAGTGACGGAGTTACACTATTTGATAATACTAATGGGTCTGTAAAAGCGTCATTGAACGGATATGCTGTAATTCCAATAGAAGATTATTTTGATTTAGTTCAAGGTGTTAGTTGTCAAAAACTTGAACTTTCGGAGCTGCCCGGTAATATGGAAAAAATTAAAGAGGCTCATAGTCAACTACACGGGCCGCAAAAAACAGAGAAGGTGAACATGAAAAGCACAACAATAAGCTTATCAGGAAGTATCTAATTGGATTGGAGCAACTTTTTAAGAAGTGACGACTTTCGGGCATACCGGAAAAAACAGATTGAGATGGTGGCCGCGCACCTGAAAAACGCGAGTTATCAGGTAGTTACAAATGGCAAGGTAGATTTAGCGGCGCTTCAGGGTAAGTTGGAAATGATCAAGTTATTCTTACATTTACCAGGATCCCTGACGCAGGACAAAAGGACACAGGAATTATTAGTCGTTCAACTGAACGAGGACACAGCGAATTTGGCACAATTTTTAATCCGGCATAGTTTAGCCGAGTAGATGAAATGAAATTTAAAACAAGGTTTGTAAATCAATTACTTTCGTCAGTACCGGAAGACCTACAAATTGAGGCGCTTAAAGCAATTAAAAGCGAACACGATCGATTTAAACGAGAAGATTTCACACCCGAAGAAAAAAGGATGTCTGAAATTGTGGATGAACTTGGCAGCAATACAGCCGATACGATTGAAAGGATTGCCACAGAAACTTTTAGATAAATAACATAATGGGCTAAGTCCTATTGACGGATAGGGCGACGGTTTAACCGAATTAGAGAGGGGCAGTAATGGTGCCATTACCATCATTATTTGCCCCTTTCTTTTTGCCCAGACCCGTAAGGAGAAAATGAAAAAACGAGAGATAATATCAATATCATACGAGCATCTTGGAGAACTTTTAGGGCTTGAGGTAGACGAGTTTGTTTCAGACGTGATTTCAAGCTCACGCGAAAGGTGTTCAGAAATAGTACTTTTGAAACTTGCCAATGGCAAAAAATTTAGTGTTTTGGAAGGGCAAGAAATACCCAGAATTGATTGGAGAAACCAAGAATAACCCACAAGGAGACAGCATGATTAAATGGATTTTAAAGAAGCTGAATTGCCAAAGAGGAGAGATTGGAGACGACCTTGATTCAACAGCGATTCAAGACGCCATATTCACGGCAGATGTTGACGACGAGGGTTACACGCCCCCGGTAGACGATGACGATGACAAAAAGAAGAAAGACAAAGACGACGACCCCGACGAAGGAGACGACAAGAAAAAGCCCGGCGATGACGACGATAAAAAAGCCGCTGACAAGAAGGACGACAAAAAGGAAGACAAACCGGACAAAGTATCCGAGTTGGAAGCAAAATTAATTAAAGCCGAAAAGGAAATCAGTCGCCTTGGGTATGCGCTCCGAAAGGACAAGAAGGAAACCAAGGCAGAGGACAAGGAAACACCGTTTACCAAAGCGCAATTAATGCAGCTTTACAAAGAGAACGTCGAGAATCCCGAAGTAGTCTTTCAGATCATGGATGAAATGACTAAGTTGGGAAAAGTTGACGCTACCGTAGCTGCTGAGAAGAGCGTTGATATTAAGACCAAGCGCAATGAGTTGGATCAGGTTCTTGAAAAAATGTACCCGGACGCAAAGAAGGAGGGAACCGAACTCTACGAGGGAATACAAAAAGCAATCGAATGGGCGCACCTTGACGGGCATCCATTCGCGAATCATTTAGCGTTTGGGTTGCTAGCGATAAAAAGTCTACCCGAAACCATTAAACAAATAAAGGAAAAAGTGAAAGCTGAAGTTTTAGAAACGAGCGAAAAAGACCTGGCCGAGAAAGCTGAAAAAGCAAGGAAGAAAAACATTGATGCAACCAAACCGGCCAGCAAGGGCAAAAAAAGCCCTGATGACACACAGGCGGTATCGCTTACAGCCGATCAACTGGACACACTCAAGCGTATTGTCGGGCCGAAACCGACAAAGGCGCAGATCGCCCGGTACTCCAAAATGGCGGGGAACAAGGGCGGGACGATCCAGGCGGAGGAATAACGATGCCAGGCAAACCGGGGAGGCCCCGGAAAACCAAGAACCATAGAAAAACTATGAGGAAAAAAGTGGATAAACCCGAAACAAATAAAATAACAACTAATGACAACCAGACTCCAAACAACGCGAGTCAATCTTTAACGCCTGAACAGCAAGCGATATTTAACCGTGTTCAGGCAGAATCCACAGACTGGGAAGTAATAAGGGAAGATCAGTTAAACGATTTTTCTCTTTCGATTACTCCGTTAGACCTGAAACATAATTTTCCAGAGGCATGGCGTGAGCAGACAGAAAAACGCTTTGCTTTTCGATGGTGCGAGCGAACAGACAAGCGAGTCGACGAGCTGACAAGGGGCGGGCATCCGGTTACGCGGTGGAAGATTTGTACCGCTTTAACTACCCCGTTTCTTAAAAGCTACATTGATTCAAGCATTGGCTGTATCGCCAGACTTGACCAGGTTCTTTTGTTTCGACCTTGGGACCGGCACATGATGGAAAAACGTGCCAAGGACCAACTTACAGAGGCCCACGCCAATTCCGGTAAGCCGGAAAACGTCGCGCTCAGAAGTGCGCCCGACAACGTAGAGGCGTTCAGCGGCCCTGAGTATAAGATCGGATCAAGGGATGATGTTCAGTATGAAGATTTGCGCGAAACTGCGCACGAGACCGAGGAGCTAGGAGACCTGGTTGTCGAGTAAGGAGACTCGACAATGGGAAGAGATTATTCTTCAGTAGATGCCGCATTTGGATTTGAACCGTATGGGCCTATTTTACGGACATCCATGTACGCGGTGTACACAGCACCAGTCATCAACGTTATGATGAACGACCTTGTTCGTCATGGTGGTACGATGATATCCACAGCGCAGGGCTATCTGCCCATCATTGAAGACAGCGTCGTTCCTGACGGCGCTGCTGATATTGTGGGTAGCGTAGTTGGAATCTTTGACGAGAACATGGAACCAGCCTTGTATATTGCTGCGACCGAAGCCGGTGACGCGAATATTGCCGGTTATGTTCTAGTAGCAGATCACCCTCAACAGCTTTTTCTCGCACAGGAAGACGGAACAACTGCGGCTATCGATCTGGCCGACTGCGGGATGAACGCCAACATCGTTTCTGGAACTATCTGCGCCGGAGACACAAACACCGGAAGAAGCAAACAAGAAATCGCGTCTGACACCATTAGTGCGACTGCTGCACTAAATGTACGGTGCATCAGGCCCCATGAGGATGACACCCCGGCGGATGACACAAATTGTTATTGTCGCTGGATTTGTATGATTAACGAGCACCATTACCTTGTAGCTGGTGATGGCATCTAACTAAAACAAGAAAG